CATCTCAAGAGTATATCTGTTATTATCCAGATGCTCCTGTTCCCACTTCAACTCCAAGGACCTTTTTGCTTTGTATAGGTCTTGTATCATCTATAACCTCCTCATAGGTTATTCTATTTACCTTGTCATTATAACTGTTTCCAAGGTTTTCCCAAACTATACTGTTTTCTCCAAGTTTGTCAAGGATAGATTGTTCCAGGTCTGTTGGGGAATCTTCTGATTCTACTTTAAATTTAGCGTGATGATTGTACGCCCAAATGTTAACTAAAAAATTTTTCATGAATCTCACCGTTTATTTTATAATTGTGGCGGAACTATGTCCCGCCACAAAATTTATTGATTACGCTCCTGGCGAACCAAAAATACCTCTAGGGTCAGAAACTCCGAAAGAGTATCTTTCTCTAGCTTTGTATCTTACGTTACCAGTGTCAAAGTCGCCTTCCATTGCAGTTGTCAATGGTGCTCTGTTGAACATTTTCATACCGTTAGGCACGTCTGTTAAGATATAGAACGCATCTGCATCTGTTAGGTAGTTGTTCACTCTATAACCTTGAGGAACCATACCCATAGATACGATTGCATTGATATCGTTATCAGCTGTTCCAACTCTACCTTGAGACTTCATAAGTCTTTCAGCTGTAAATTGTAGCTCAGAAGGAATGATCATTTTCAATCCTCTTGCTGCAACTCTTAAACCTCTTTCATCAGTCATTTTACCAATGTCAATCATTGATTGTTCTAATGAAGTTTCGTTTAAGTCAGAAGAAGTCGCTAATTCATTAGCGAACGTTCCTGCTACAGTTGGGTGGTTAGTTGCCATTAAAGGCACACCGTCACCTGAGTTAAAAGTTGTGAAACCATTAATTAATGGATCAACAGCTTTTACTTGCTTAGCGTTACTCATAGATCTTGCTAAAGCTTTTGTATATCTAGACGCAAGTCTATCATACAAGTTGTCCTCAATCGCTTCTTCAGTGATTGCGAACGCTAAAGCTACAGTCTCGTGAGTGTATCTAGCAGTGAAAGTTTCTTGCGCTTCATCAAATGAAACACCAGCACCTTCACCTTTTACTTGTGCGTTAGCGAAACCAGATAACATAACTTCTTCTTCAAAAGCTCTGTCAGATGATTCCTCATTATAAATTTCAGCATGCTGATTTTCATAACGTTTATATTCCAAGCCGAACAGTGCGTTCAAACCTGGCTCTAGTTCTTTAACTAGTTGTGATCGTGATATTGCCATTTTTGTTCTCCTATTCTAGCTTTACGATTGTAGCTCAATTAGATTAGCAACTACTACTACAGATCTGAAAGCCGCATTTTCATCGTTTTCAGGATCTTCAGCAGATCTTAATAATCTCCATGAAGCTGCATCAGCACTTGTATCTCCGATATCTAACGTAGCTGAAGACATACCAGTAGTTGTACTACCAGCAGATACATTCATATCATACGTTTCTAAATATCCAGATTGTGCTACTGCATCATCAGTCGCTACTACATATTGTTGTTGTGGGTTATCGAATACAAATGCATCGATATCTTCTGAGTTTGCTGGTGTTACTTGAACGTAATGATTCGCAAACGTCGGCTTTAAAGTTGTAGCCGCGTTGTAGAATATTCCATTTAGTACACCAAGAATCGGAGTATCAGTTCCCTGACCTTCGATTATGTAACCAGCAAGTGAAGCAACAGCACCACCATGATATATAGTGGTAGCATAACCCGCATCGATTTTGTATTTGCCTTGACCAGAAGTCGCTGGCGTTGAGCCAAGAGTTCCTGCAGGGATCAAACCAAAACCTTGTGTGTTTCTATTTGCCATAGTTGTTTCTCCTTATGTACCTGCCCCGAAGGGCCTCCAGTACGGTTTATAAATTCAGTGATTTGAAAAATTATTTTTTCGTACCACCGAAGGTTACACGAGATTGCCTTTCAACATTGATCGGCATTCTACTATCCTGCTCCTTCATAAGATCGTTTCTTACGGCTTCGTCTCGTTCTTTATGTCTGTTAGACATATAGTCTTGACGTTGTTGCGCGATCTCTGTTGGTACCTTTGCAAGCAAAAGGCCACCGACCCCAATCACTCCCTTGTATTTGCCCTCATCGAGGACTGGATAATCAGATGCATTTTCGACTTCTTCAGATCTCACTAATTCATAACCTTCTCTTATTCTTCCGGTTACGTTTTTAGTATCTTGAAAGCCAACGCTTTCTGCTCTTATCCATCTATACCTGAATCCATCAGGTGCAGGGGGTGCATCTAGAGAAGATGGTGGAACCCACACTTTAGGTCTCTCAGATTTTGACCGTGTGTCGTTCGCACGAGATGAAGTATTTTTGTTTTCTTTTTCCATATTACGCTCCTTCCTTCACGTGTTTTAATTGTTTTGCGTACTCTTCGAGTGGCACACCTAATTTTTTAGCTATTGCTACCTGTGAAGATGTGAGTCTCACAGTTTTGCGACCAGGCTTTACGCTTCTTGTAGCAGAAGCCACTGTCTGAACAGGGGCGGCCGTTTGCTTAGTTTCAGTATTACCAAATTTATGTGGAAAGTCAACTTTAATTCTTCTATCAACCTCTGCATAATACTCGTTTGAGTTTGGATCATATCCTTCTTTTTCCGTTAAATCCTTATGTATTTCAAAAGCAGTGTAAGTCATTGCTTTATCCGTACCAAACCATGAGTTTTGAGAAGCCCATGCTTCAGCTTTAGGATCCGGATTAATAGGATCTTCCATTTGTTTTGTTTGGACTGGTGGTTGAGATAAAACAGGTTTCTCAGCCTGTTGTTCTTCTCTACCAGCTTTAGCTTGCTCTAGTTTTGCATTCTCAAAAGCGAGTGTTGCAATTCTTTTGTTCGCTTCAACTTGAGCCTGTGCATCTCCATTTTCAATAGCTGCTGCAAGTTCTTTTTGTGCAGCTTCCATTCCTGTAGAAATACTTGTCTCAAATTTCTTGACATAATCAGCATCAGTTTTTTCAAAACGTTTTTCTAATGCTTGTCTCTTTTCCTCTACACCTTTGGCATAATCTAAAGCAGCTTGTTCTCTTCTTTCTGCTTCTCTCATCTTACGAGTTAATTTCGCAATACGAGATTGTACACCTTTGCTGTAGTCCTCCAAAGTTTCATCTGATTTTTTTTCGTCTAACTTTGTTTCTCTTTCATTTTCAAATGTTTTATCTGTTTCTTGTTCCGTGTTTTCCGTTTCTACAACGGCTTCTTCTTTTGCTTCTTCAATATCTATTTCTGCATCAGGTCCTGATGTATCAATAGGTACTAGTTTTTTTTCTTCGTCTGGCATAGTTACTCCTTCCTATGATTAAAACTCATGCAAGATGTCTTCTGGACTATCAATTGTTGCTAACACTTCATCGTCGTTTAGCAGACGCATCTCTCCACCATCTATCTTGATCCTTGATCCGGCATAACGCGCAAACATTACCCAATCATTGACCTTGCACCACGGGCCTTCGGGATACCTCTCCTTATCCTTGTAACATTGAGGACCCATAGCTAAAACTAATCCAACTTGAGATGCAACTTGTTGCCTCTCTATAGTTGTTTCAGCTAATACTAATCCACCTTTAGTTTTCTCTTTCATTTTAAAAGGTAAAACTATCATCCTCCACCCAGTAGGTTTTGGTAAGTTAGGTTCTTTCTCTTCTTTTTTCTCTGATTTTTTTACACCAATAAGATCATTGTTTGGTGTTAATATCGATGACTGTTCCTTCATTGTGCTCCTTATCGTTTAGCAGGTTAGAGATTTCCTGACGCACTGATTCCAGTGCATTAATTTGTCCTATTATATACTTGTAATTTTCCATACTGTCAACCCCTCCGGATGTTACCGAAACTGACAACTGTTCTATTCTTGAATCGAGGAATCTTAAAGTTTTATTTATTACTGTTTCTAATTGCATTTAACATTTCCATCTTCTCCGTGCTTGTCTGATTCGAGAATTAGGATCGTTACGTGTCTTAGCTGATGAGTTTCTTAATTGACCTGCGCTTCTTGCACAGTACGACTTACGTCGGTTTGCAGCTTTGGACCCTTTTTTCACTTTACCAGTCACGGCTGTTT